CCTTTTCTGTTCGGAACAAATGGACTACTGTCTATCATCACTTGCGAATTTAAAACTTTTTGAGCGTGGTATAGTTTACTTTTAAGTATTGAATCGTCTAAAATCACAGTTACGCTACCATGGCGTACGTTATATATAGCCATCTCAATACCCCATTATTTCAAAGTGTTTTAACTCATCTCTGAAGTTTTTAATGCTGTTAATGAAAAAGACATCATCGTGTTCAGTTTTAAATAGTTCGTAATCGGCATTTGTAGACGATGTGTAATCTCCCAATACAAAAAAATCACGTCCTGTTTGGAACGTGAAATATTTTGATTTACAGGCAGTTTTTAAATTTTCCCATGCTTTCGGCGGTTTATATGGTTTATTGTTCCCATAAGAAAGTACATTGTTCCCATCAATGTAATACATAATTATCAACAAACTCATATCCATATCTTGTGTAGAGTTGTTAGTGAAATTAATTTTGTAATCGGGTTGAAATTCCACTCCCGTAAACAATGTAGGGTAAAATTTATCGGTCGGCTCATCATAATTAAATACTGTGACTGTGCTTGAAAACATTGATTTTACCCCCTTTAAATCACACCACAACAACCACAATTATTGTGATTTGAATCTATGACTTTGGATAACAAGTTGTAATATACAGTGCCTATAACTACAGGAGCCAAATATTGCCTGATTATCATGTTAATCATATCTTGTTGGCTCTTTGTGTTCAGATAATAAGATACTGTGGTACTTGTATCATAATCTATAGATACTGCGCCTGCTTTTTTGCTTCGTACTATTCCGGTAGATTGTGATGAATCCATACTTGAAAGTATGTTTTTGCGAACATCATATTGCTCTTTAAGATACTCGGCTAATGAACAAGCGCAGTTTTTGATCCTATAAATTAATTCAGCAGGGTAACTGTTTATCAAACTATCCGTTACTCGTGACATAGTGCTTGTAGTTATAAATATACAAGCCAAATCCCCGAACTTATTAAATTCACCCTCTGTAAGCAGAGTACCGTTGAAGTTGTCTGTATAGTATGTATAATCTACAAACACTTAATCACGTCCTTTTAAACAGTTAAAGTTACAGCAACGTTTGATGTAACTACAGACACAACGTCTTTCTTGACTACTTTTCCGGCTACTTTAATGACATAATCATACGTCTGGTTAGCTTGTGACTTGAATACAGCTACTCCACTGGCATTGGTTTTTGCTTCCATTCCGCCACATTTAATGTATGCGTTTGCAACTGCGTCACTGTTACTATCAGTCAACGTAAACGTGATGGTATATGTAGTTACAGGAGTACTCGCAGAAATTATCGCAAACGGGAATCTTGCGTATGTTTGTGAAAGGATATTTATCGGGTTCGGAATAGCAAATCCTACACGCCATTTGGAACGCAGTACCTGACTATCTTCGTCAAACATTGAATGCAATCCGTCAGTCATGTTAGTTGCGGCGTCTGCGGAAATCTTGATATTCATATCTTCACGAACCGAATATATTGCTTGACTGAAGTCACCTACTATCATTGAGGCTCTTGTAGAATCCCATGCGCCGTTGTCAAGATAGTATTTGTTAAGTCCGTCAATCCATGAGCCTTTGATAGGTTGTCCGACAGTATCAATCGCCATTTTTCTGAATATGGATTTCATTCCTACGCCTGCTACCAATGAAGTTGGGTTGTATCCACTTTCTTCAACGAATTTCATAGCGTTATTAATATCGTCTACAAGGTTTGTGGTTTGATTTACGACCGCACCTGCTTGAATACAAGCTGTGACTATATCGCTTCTGAATTTTGCAGGTTTATCAATACCCATGAAAGTTGCGGCGTCAAATGCTTTTCCATAAACTTCCTGTAGTCTGGGTATGATTTCGCCCCACATATCATAAGAAGCGTCCTCACGCACGTTATCGGGGATAATTACCCTTGCGGCATATTCTTCCGCATACATTTCTACTCTTTCCCATGCTTGCTGTGTGAGTGGTTTAATAGCGTTATCCGAAGATAACCAACCGCCTGACGGAAGCATAGAAAGCGCAGGCATAATGAGTTCGTTTGTAGTCATGTTTCTTGCACGTTTAAATATCTGCATACCTGTCGAATATTTAACCGCACCTTGGATTATTTCCCTTGCAATCTCCGGGGGTATTAACGAGGACGCACTAAGTCTATCAATATAACTTGCCATAATTAATCATTCCTTTTCTAAATGGTTTCAATTCGACCTCTTAGAAAATCATTCATCCGTTCGTTATAACTCTTTACTGATTTGCCACTTTCAAAATCGGAAGAAGTTGTATATTTTATGCCTTTTTCACTTTTAAGGAATTGGGGATTGGCTTCTTTGTACTGTTTCAATACTTCTTCAAAACTTGTATCTTCGGTGATCTTTCCTTTAATATCGTGAACTATATAATCCGTAAACCTATCGTCAAATCCGTTTTTAAGTATTTCTACTTTATATCCGTTCAACTTGGATTTTTCGAGTTCTGATTTAAGGTTATTAAGTTCTGACGCATAAGTATCCAATGATTCAAGTTTTTGCTTTATTTCTTCCATCGAAGTGGCTCCAATCTCACTTAAAAATGTTTTTTTGGCTTTGTGCTTTATACGTTCTTCTCTTTCTTTCTTGTAATCGAAAGATTTCTTGGACGTTTGATTTTCTTCGAGTGTGGTTTCTTGTGTTTCTGTGGTTTCGTTAGTGGTTTCTATTGTTTCTTGTGTTTTTTCTTCCATAACTAATTCTCCTTTTTTTATTGAGGTAGTTCCTCATATATACCTGCATTTAAGCGTACAGTTCCGCTATTTAACTGTTTTTACGAGATTATCCAGTTCCTCAAAATAATTGTTGACACATTGTATATACATTGTATAATATATATAAGGGGTGATTTAAATGAACACAGTAATAAATTCATGGGGCAACAGTTTAGCAGTTCGTTTGCCTTCGGATATTATTAATTCAATGAAATTAAAACAAGGAGATATATTGAAAATCATTGAGAAAAATAACGAAATAATTCTTAAAACAGAATCCAAAAAGAAAATAAGCCTAAAAGAAAGGCTTAAAAATTTTAATGGAATATACGATTTTAAAGAAGTTGAATGGGGTGAACCTGTTGGCAATGAAGTCTGGTAAAGAATTTGATATTGGTGATATTGTTTTGCTTGATTTCACACCTCAATCAGGACATGAACAAATGGGTAAAAGACCCGCTTTGATAGTAAGCAACAAAATATTCATTAAGTTCACAAAATTGGCGATTGTATGTCCCATAACCAGCACCAAAAGAGGGGTACCAATACAAATTGAACTTAATAACAAAACAAAGACGCAAGGGGTTATAATGTGCGAGCAGCTCAAATCTCTGGATTTATATGCAAGACAAGCTGTTTTTTTAGAAAAAGCTCCAAAGAATATAACCCAACAAGTAATAGAAATAATATACTCATTCTTTTGAAACAAAAAAGAAGCCTTTGACTGGGCTTCTTTTTAATGAATTTAATATGTGAGCTACCACATCAACCGTCCACGATGTTCACACTTCTTTATCATATTTTCACCAAGTCATAGTGAATTGCTAAATTATGATCTTTACTGAATTGTTGGTACTTTTTATTCCATTTAGTGACCAAACTTTTATGGCGCAAATAATTATTTCGTATAGTAATGGCTGTATTTTTGTCTGCAATAGTGTTTAAAGCCGTTTTTTCTGTTTCGGCAAGTCTTTTATACTTTCGTATAGTTCGTTCAAAATAACGCTGTTTTTGCTCATTTAAATACTGTTCTTTATTTTCTGCCATTCCATACTTGTTTAAATTATTTTCCATAAGTTCAGGGTCGAACGGAATAAAGTTGTGGCGACAATTCCAACCGCAAAGTCCTCCTCCTGTTCCATACCCTGTACTTTTTACAAAATCTTTGTATTCTGGCATTAATTACCACCCTAAATTTATTATTCTGTAGGTTCTTCTGCCGGTTTATCTACTTCTTCATAGTTTTCAATACTATCGCTTACGGCAAGCAATATAAGCTCGCTGCCTATTACTCCTGTTGCTATGTTTTTAAAAACTTTTCCCTCGCTTGCTTGCCATATTGTGGCTCTTATCAGTTCCATATAGTCATCTCCTAACTTAAAGTCCAGTTTTTATTGCTTATAATCGTTGCTGTGTCGGTCGGTATTAATGCTATGTTCGCAGCACCTAGTACCATTGTCTTGGCTGTTCCGCCCGAATTGTCTTTAAGCTGCGTTGCAAGATGTGTAAACCATGCCAAAGATTTATTGTAACCTGTAGCACCTGTGAAGTTGCACGCAGAAATATCGAAATCTGTGGGTAATTCAATAAATTCCGTATAATTCAATGTATTAGCTGTCGTGCTTGTGAGGGTAGTTATAGTATTTGGTATCTCAAAATATTTTAATGACGTACAATCACTGCAAAAATAACCTCCACTAATAGTTGTAACCGACGGTAGTGATAGTGAAACTAATGACGCACAATTCATGCAAAAATAATCTCCACTAATAGTTGTAACCGACGGTAGTGATAGTGAAACTAAT